CTTTACAGGCGAAAGCGGAGATTGACATCTCCCAGCACTTATGCTGTTCCAACTTTGTCATTCCAGAAATGGATGTGATAAATCTAGATCACCGCGAATAAAGTCCACTAAGTGGTCTTTAATAGTCTTCCTTATTATTCTAGCACTCTTAAGTGCTTGAACAAGGACGACATCACGGTTCCTAGTATAGATATCTCTATCTTTAATAGGAGTATCTAGTTTCCCAATATAGAATCGTAGATTCTTTCCGGATACATGTATCCCGAAATTATCTATCTCTTTCTGTACATTAAGGAAAGCTTGAGTAGAATCAAGACTAACCTCAATTATAGGTTGAGATTCAATCATTTTGTTGAACGAATCTGGGAATCGCGTCAGAAGTTCATTGATAAACATCTGTGGTACTCTGCCAATTGGTGCAGAACCCTCAGTGTAATCAATTTCAGATAATGAGTCCTCAAATAAAGTTTTCACGACCTGAAAGGCAGTAAAACGACCAAATTCGTTGAACCGCTCTTCAGATAATGGAATCTTCATTTTGGTAAAGTCTTCTACGAACTTCCGTAAGGAAGGTCCTAGGTTAGACAAACCGCTGAGATACTCCAATAATCTGACTGTTAACATGATGTCAGGAAAGAATTTCCTAATTTTAGGATATTTCCAACCTAACACATGTAAATAGTACTTCTGAATGACATTTTCAAGATCTGGATACCAATCTTTCTTCCACAGCTCTCGACAGATGATTCCCACTGATTCAATCGGTGAGTTTCGTCTTTCGAACAGAGCTGCTAAAGGGAAGGGTGATACGTTAATATCATCTATTATGATTTGCTTAGCAAATTCATAACCTCTAGAAGAGACATGTGTCTTTTCTGGTGAGTACGGTATTAACCACTCTTGTAAGATATTCTTATACTCTCTTGCAACGTTGTCGTCAGCAATGACGAGATCGTCGCCTAAGAGCATATATGGACATCTCCTCCAATTACGGTTAGCCCTTTTACAGGCTTTCCATATTAGGAAGTGATGAGCCAGAGAAGCGACAGCCCATGAGGAGTACATCCCCATTGGGTTGCCAGTCCCATAATATATTTGGTCTCCATGAAAATCAAATGGATAACCAACCATAATATCGGACCACGCTTCAGAATATTCAGGACCATACAATATCC